TATAAATTTAATTAAAAAACACAACACTGATCAGTGTAATTACGCAGCTTTTAATATCATCATTTAGACGACTATCTATTTAGTTGTGTTTATTGCATATCGAATGATAACCAAGGCCCAATTAGTAGATATTTCAACTAGATTAAAAGAACAGAATTATGCTCTCCCTATTCTATCTTCTTCAACTCACACCTGGTGGGATGATGCAAGATTGGCAACCATTAAGATGATGAACTTCCCCATGTATGTGCCAATGCCTATCGATGATATAATTGCCTGGGCAATTGTCATTTTAGGTTATCAAGCAAACCCAGCAGCAACAGAAACTATTGCTTATGCAATGGAGAAAATTATTTTGTGTGGTATGAAGATCCCTGGGAATCTTGAAGCTCATCTCTTCCACAATAGAGCTGTCAACCCTGATTTCGTCACAACTGATGCTAAGGAAATAGCACTGGCCCAGATCGTTGCTGACAGTGCTGTGGGATTGGATGTTGCAGATAGAGGAACAATCTGGTTAAGGGGACCACCAACTAACAACGTTGGACCTTTCATTGACTACATTAGGCAGCTTGTTGTAACCCAAAGTGAGCCTGTAGCGGCAAGTTTTGTCGCTTATTACTTTTTGGCCCATCTTCGCCTGGTAGTTAAGGATCCAATGTCTTGTTTGAACCTTCCGGAGAAGATCGTTAAAAACTTTTCATCCCTTTATAAGAAGGTAATTAATCGAACCATCCCTGTAGGTTTTGACCAACATGGTCTTCGATGCCTAGCAGACCATTTCTCTCAAAAAACACCACAGACTCTCGGGTTTCTGCGTGTTGTGCTGGATAGGTGGGTCACCACTCTAAATGTTCCTAATGAGAGAAATAACCGAGGGCTCTTGGAATCCGCCATTGTCAACTCTCTTGCATTAAATGGATTGCCCGTACTTAGTATGGCACAACGAGCTCTGATGGCCATCGATGCTTCGTTACCAGAGATTTGGGAGGCAACCAAAGGATTAAGCACTGATAAGGGGCATTACTATGCTGCCGCTACCTGGATTTGCTATTTGATCCCCGACGAGGCGAAAAGGGCACAGCTTCTCGCAAATTATGTTGTGGCAGGGGCCCCCCCTATTAATCAACAATATTGGAGATTTTCAAGGTTGTATGACGACACAACTATGATGGGGCTCTCAGGTGTCGGGAATGATGACTCGATCTACCTTTATGCCAAGATCCACGATCTTGTGTATGTGGATAATCAAATCATCCCCAATTATAGGATCTTGCATACTAAATATTTACAACGAGAATTGGATGATATTGCAGAAGAAGTTCGTAACATGTTTTCCAGCCTACTTGGAGTTGCAGGGGAAGTAGGTGAGGCTGTCAAGCGAGCTAGAACCAAAGGGACAGGTAGGGTTGATGTGGCACAAGCCGCTCCTGCCCCTGCTCCTAGAGTAGCGGCAGTTGCCCCCATTGCAGCCCCTGCACCTGCTGTCGCAGTGGTCCCTGTTGTTGCAGCGGCTCCTGTAGCAGCTGTCGCACCAGGGGCTGCGGCTGTTGGTGCTCTAGTACCTGCGCCTATTCCAGTTGAAAACATGGAAGAAGATGAGCCTGTCTAATCGATCTGCGCGATGGACATCCCAATCATCAGATTGCGCAAGCTTTTCAATAAAATAAATAAAAACTCATGAATCCCAACGCTTTCTTATCACCTCTGAATCTATCTAAATCTTCCGCTACAAACCAAAGCATTGTTAGCACAAAGAGTTCTGCTTTATTGACAAGCATGGATCGTGGAGTTAATGCCGCCAGCCAGATTGCGGGCATGTTGATAACAGGAGAAGGAGATGATATTCAACAAGAATTAGATTATGGAGAAACAGAAGACCAGATAAGCTCGATGTCTGAAGCCAAAGCCAATCCCAAAATGCAAGGGAATCAAGGTGATAATTCATCAATTTCGACAACTAGGTCTAAAAGAATGAGGGACAATGAGGAACTCTCTGAACCTGAGCTTCAGATGATTGTTGAATCTGTTCAACTCAAGGTCGGAGATTATGTTACCAACCATATGAATGGAACACCCTCTGGGGTTCTCAACAAGGACACTGCTCCAACTTTTTTAGATGTGATGGCTGTGCTCAGATGGTTGCATCGTATTGTTGACAGGCTCTGCAGCCGACCTAAGTATACCAATGTCGACAGCCTGGTAGATAATCTCCGAGTAGAACTAGGAAAACTAATGTCTCATAATTCTACCACAGCCAGTGGATCACCTATGGATAACAACAAGTGGTTAGCATCATGGATGTCCCATGCCATGCTCATCGTCAATGATAAGAAAGTACCAATTTCTAAAGCTACAGTGCAGATGGTGTGCTCGGACCCAAGCCGATCTACTAAATTAGCAAATGCTATCATCAATGGTGCAACTGATGTGGAGATCTTAGCATTAATCAAAGAGCTCAAAAAGAGTTGACACAACCAACCCATTCCCATCCCTGAGCAGAGGCTGACTAGAAAGGGTATTCGGAGCAATCAACCTCGTAATTAAAAACTCATGATTTTGATTCGCTCCAATTGTCAAATCCATTTGGCCACACACGTGATGGTGGACCCTTGTATCTGGTCCTCTATTTGGGATTCTATCAGTAGAGATTTGTCCTCTGACCCTGTGATGAGATGCATCGATAAGGTGGTGATATGCTCGATTATTTCGTCTTACCCGCCTATTAACAGCTCTATCGTAAATGATATTAAACAATCTTATTGGGATGGTTCTAAGGCGTTTAGGTTGTCTGTTACTAAATATGCCTCTCCTATGGTGTATAGGGTCCCTTCCACTATAGGAGACAATAGACCTGTCACTACCTTGCATCGTATGTTCGACCAATATGGTGCCCCTATTAGCACTTCTATTCCTGGGCATGTCGAGGTCCGGATGACAATTTCTCCTTGTTTTGTGGGTATTTGTGATCAAACTTTCCTTAAAACCCAAATCCAACACAATCTTCCAAAGATTGAGTTTAAAGAGGGGGGAGTAATCGATGATTCACTAAAATTGCTGATCAATATCCTAGCATTGCATTTAAGTCTCGAAATCGCTGTCGAGTCCCGAGATCAAGATGAAGATTCATCCTGAATCCTCTGTCTTGGGTGCTTTGATCATCATCAGGGTCCGGTTAAGCCTAGGGAAAGGGGTTAATAAAAAACTCATGGAGCTTCACCCGCAAGCAAAATTTGTTGTCCCACCTCGCCCAAAATCAACTGCTTCCAACACGAACGTCGGTAATTCAAATAATGATAAACTTAACAGTGACGAATCAGGCGAGGACATCGCAGCAGCAGCAACAACACCTGGAATCGGGGACTCAGGTGTAATCTCGACTGATTCAGTCGGTAGTCCTATGGAGGTTATCCCTCGCTTATCGGTGCAAAGTGTCCCCAAAGGTTTATCCTCTTCTTCTTCTCTAGGAAGAAGGATGATAGACCTAACATGGTTGTGGGCTGAAACTGATGCGACAATTATATGGTCTAAACCGACTTGGGGGTTGACCACTTTCTCTAAAGTGTCTCTGGAGCTCATAGTCACTGGACATGCAGTCTGCGACTGTTGTCCTAAAGTTATGATCTATCCCCTCCCATCTTATATAAGTAACATGCTGAATTCAAGGGCAAATCTTGAAACCATCCATGCTAATTTATTAGGCAACAGATTTGTCATTTATGAGGGGTCTCCTAGCATCGATATCCTAAATCACAGTTGCACTAAGGCTGGCAACTACTTTAATCACAACATGATAATTTCCACAAAACAGTTAGTGGATAGTCTCGGATATTATAAAAATGGATATTCCTTAGCTCTAGCAGATGATGTTTGTGCTTGCCTTTCCACAACTGAAACAATCTGTTGCACTTTCAAAACGTGCGGAAGTTCATTGGAGGACTGGCGAAAAACTCATGTTCTGAAGTTGAGTCCCTACTGTAGGACCCCTATTAGAAATGTGATCCAATCCAGCTCTTCTCAAATTCTCAATGGCGGATTGTTTAGGATCATGGACGGAAGCAACGCATCTAATTATGGCGCCTGATTGATTTTCGAGGACAGTGGAAACATTACAACAGCAATGTCAGTTTGAGGTTAACTTTGGTAAACAAAAACTCATGTACTCAACTAGCAATCAATTGGACGATTTAGAAGTCAATGAAAAAGAGCGATTTTTCGTACCTGATACGCATTTGAATTCACCTCTGAAGACGCTTCAACTAAGAAGGGCCCAGATCAACTATTTATCAACTGTTCTTGGAATAACGTGTAGTGTTGAGGAAGTTCACAACCACTTCCAGACTTACAATATATCGATCGATCCTCTTGTTTTGCTAAAAGAATTAATTGGCTTGGCAATGATTGGTTCCCTGTTGTCTCCCAATCTTGACCATTTAAGGACTCTGGAGACTGGAGTAATAAACGTGAACATTTTGCGGGATAAATTTGGTGTCAGATTGCTCGATCTTAAGGACATGAACGTCAGTGCAGAAACAGGAGTTTATGGAGTATTAAGAGAGAGTTTTTCCGAGTTAATTAAAGCTTATTCTGTTGCCATTTGTGCCTCGAACAAGTTTTCCTTCCGACATCAGGTAGGACCCCTTTGCTTTTACTGCACAAGTGATTATGTTGCAGTTTACAAAAGTGATGTAGTCATCTCTGTACTCGATTATATGTTTATTTTAGCATTGTCCGATTTGTTCTCTGCTAGACATCTCACCTTTTTATATATTGATGTAGACAGATGGGTCAACAAGGAAGTATCTGATGATTTGAAATCATTGATCGTGGAACTATACAAATGGGGGGATGAGCTGATAAGTAGATTCGGGAACCAAGCGTATGATCTTATAAAACATCATGAGGCTATCTGCATTTCCACTTTGCAAAGTCAGACAAGTGAGGGCTTGGACCTTGCAGAGGATTTTAACAGATTCATCAAGACAGCTTATGAAGAAGCCTTGCTGAACTTATTATCGTCTACTGACTTGAAACCAACCCCGGAATTGTTCCATCCGTTGCACAGGGCGAGTAGAGGATGTATTAGAGATGAAGCCTTGGTTCAGATTTTTGGGTTATATCGCCACTGGGGTCACCCTTACGTGCTCTCTAGCCTAGGTATTGCGGCTAATAGAAAGGTGGCAGAACCTAAAAAGACCATCTCCCCTTTGGCTTCAGAGACCATATCTGCTGCTTCGAAAGAGTTGATCTTCTTTAGCTTCTTTTACAAGAAGAAGCGTTATCCTTTTTATGAGATTATCACTAAGAGAGAAAATTACTTACAGGCATGTTTGCAATACAATAGACCAATAGTCGCCCATGTGGAGGTTGCAGATTGGGCGGATATCGAACTTAAACAATGCTATAATCCTATTGCCTATCTCAGCACCTTGGACGTTATTAATGACAAAGCTTGCGGAGTGAGTCGCAGTGAAGTTAAGCAAGAACTGTTGTCAAGAAAAAGATCAGATTGGCAAAAAAGGCGAGTATTGTGCAATTATTTGCGTAACCCTGAGCCAAATCCTTACGAATTCCTCCTGCAGGTTGATAAAGCTGGGGGTCTTCCACCTGAGCAACTAACCATTGGCGTAACTCCTAAAGAAAGGGAGTTAAAAACAAAACCTAGATTGTTTTCGCTCATGTCAATGCCTTTGAAATTGTATTTCGGATATACAGAGGCCTTATTGGCTAAGACTATCTTGAAACTAATACCCGAAATCACGCTGACTGATGACTTGCTTTCTGTTACCAAGAAGCAGATCAAGATGAACAACAAACATTCAGATTGGTTGGATCCTGTTCGACTAATCGTTAACATGGATTTCGAAAAGTGGAACCTGAATTTCAGATCTTGTAATACTATTCCCATGTTTGAACAATTGGATGCCCTCTTTGGGTTTAAATGTGTTTACTCTATTACTCACGAGCTTTTTAGAAAGACACTGTTCTACTGCGCAGATGGTGAAGAATGGCCGACTCAAGCCCAGATCTTAGAAGAGAAAGGCGAATTAGTCTGGACTGATCAAGAAGGCGGTTGCGAGGGACTTAGACAAAAAGGCTGGACTCTATTGACTGTTGCAGTGTTGAAATATATTCTAAAAAAGGACCCGGTTACTATTGCATTGATGGGGCAAGGTGATAACCAGGTTCTCTCTATCACATTTAATCGATGGTCCAGAAAGATGAAGCCAGAAAAGAAGCCATTGTTTCGTATCGAAGCAAGAAGGGTCCTTCATAAGATATTTGATTTCTTTGACTCCCTTGGGCTCCCTATCAAGAGAGAAGAAACCTGGGCATCCGGTGCGGTGTATGCTTATAGTAAGCTATTGATTGTTAGAGGGGTCCCTATGAGTATGTCTTTAAAAAGGATCTCAAG